CGACGTACAAGGTCGCCATCCGCCAGTCGATGACACCCAAGGTACGCCGCGACGGCACTGTGATCGAAGGCGTCAGCAAACAGAAAGCCATGTGGAACCACATGCGCATGAGCGCAGGTGCTCAAGGTTTCACTGCGCAGGATATTTCCATCTGGGCTTCGACCGATGAAACACGCATCGGCATCGAGGCGGCGAAATCCTACATCAAGTTTCTGGCCAAGGCTGGCTATTTGATTGAGATGCAGAAAGGAAAATCCGGCAATCTCGGTATCTATCGGCTTTCGCCAGACATGAACACCGGACCGCTGCCGCCGATTATCCTGCGCGCCAAGGGCGTCTTTGACCAGAACCGTCATGAGATTGTCGGCCCGGTTGTGACCGAAGAGGTGCAACCATGATCGCCGCCAAGCTCTCCAACATCGACAAGGCGCGCGCTGCCTGGGGACATGTCATCCCGGACTGGATTGTCATTCTGGCGGAAGCCTGTGACCATGAAAGCCAGTCTGCGATTTCTCGCAAGGTCGGCTATTCGGCTTCCGCCGTCAGTCAGGTTCTCTCCAACAGCTATCAGAACGGCGATATCGGCCGCGTTGAACAAGCTGTTCGTGGTGCCTTGATGGCCGAGACCGTTGACTGCCCGGTCCTCGGCGATCTGCCACGCAACACCTGTGTGCTTTGGCAGCGCAAGCCATTCGCAACGACCAACGCCCATCGCATCCGCATGTTTCAGGCATGCCGGAGTGGATGCCCGCACAGCCTTATCAAGGAAGGAGCATAACCATGGATGCCGATCTTTATGCATTGAGTGACACGCTTTTCGCATGGCGTCGGTCGTTCCTGAAGTACGAGACGCAAGGCGTTTTCCTCACTCCGGCTGATGTCCAGAATTTTAACGCAGCGCTCTACGAATGCGGCGCTCTCGCTGTCAAGCGCGAGCATGAGATCAGCCGTCACCGCTGGAACGGCATGGGTCGTAACGATGACCGAACCCGACAAGCTCTGCTGGACCAACTCTACCAGGGCGACACCAACGTCGTCCTCTTCAAACCCAATTTCACCCTACGCGCCGACCGCGCCTGAGCCACCAGAACACAAGGATACGACAATGACCGAAGCACTTGCAGCCTGCATCCTGGAAGAACAGCCAGAACAGGGCTTCACGATGGTGAATGGCAAACCCTACATGGCGGACGCCAAGGGAAACCTGGTCCCGTTGGAAGCCATCAAGCCCGCTGACAAGCTGGAAGATGAAGTCGTCCGCAAGGTCATGCGATACGCATCCAGCCTTTCGGAACAGATCAGCCGGTTTCGCGGTCACACTATGACCGACCTTGGCGAGTTTGATGCGCTTCTCCAGCAGGAATATGGCGTCACCAAGGGTGGCCCCAAGGGCAACCGCACCTATCAGAGTTTTGACGGCCTGAAGCGTGTCACGGTCCAGATTGCCGATTTCGTGGATTTCGGACCGCAGCTGCAGGTCGCCAAGCGCCTCCTGGATGAATGCCTGACCGAATGGGCCGCTGATAGTCGACCGGAAATTCGCGCAGTTATTACGCGGGCCTTCAACACCGACAAGGAAGGCAAAGTCAACCGCTCCGAAATCTTCATGCTGTTGCGGCTCGATATCGATGATCCGCGTTGGCAGGAAGCCATGCGGGCCATCCGCGAGGCGATGCGTATCACCGGCTCCAAGGAATATGTGCGCTTTTACGAGCGGGCATCCATCACCGATCAGTGGCGTGCAGTCACGATCGACATGGCCAAGGCGTGAGGTGCGGCCATGTGTGATTGCATCAAAAACGTGGACGAGAAGTTGGCCGAGCGAAACACCCGCCTGACCCAGGCTCTCGTATTCGGCAATCGAGCCGCTCCGACGATCATGCTTCAAACAGAGGTAATCGAGAAGAAGCGCGGAGCAAAGCCTGTTGGCATGTTCCTGTCCTACTGCCCATTCTGCGGCGAGAAGTATCCAGAAGGCGGTGACGCATGATCCGCTTTCACTTTCAGGACAACGGTCAAGACTTCCTTTGGTGGGACGTGGAAGATCAGGGCGGCGGTATCGGCAAGGTTGTAGATGCAGGTCCGTTTCAGGCATGGGCTTGGGCCGATGGCAATCATTTCGTCAATCTGGCGCGGCCGCACGGTGTTGGTGACAAACTGGTGACCACGGATGACTTGGTCCGCTCTCAGGAGACCGGATACAGTTTGACGCTCCACCATCGCATTGTTCGCGTCGAACACCGTCACCGGTTGACAGGTGCGGCATGAGCACCATCCAGAAATCTCGTACTCGCCATCAGCAAGGTCGCGTATCAGGTGTTCTGCTGTCTGGTGTTTGTGTGGTGTTTAGCCCTTCAGGCACGGATTTCTATGCCGTGCCTGAAGGCATCGACGGCCCGACCTTCTGCCGCAACATGGTTGATCGATACGCTCACCCTCACACCGCAGAGCGGCCCACACCGAAATCGGCCCGATTCAATTTCTCACGCTTCGTGATGACGCTCCATGCCGCTGTGACGGCATTGTTCCGCCGAAAGGTAATTCTTAAATGAGCAACCATTCTCAAAAGACCTGGACTGACGATCGCAAGCAGGTCGTAGCCGAGCTGCTGCGCGAAGGTCTCTCTGCCGGTCAGATGAGCAAGCGCCTCGGTATCAGCCGCAATGCGATCATCAGCGTCATTCACCGCGACAAGATGCTGAGTGAAATCGGGCTTCGAGCCGGTGTCGGTGGCGCACGAAAGCCAAAGGCGGAATCGTCACCTTATAAATCCGGCCGCATGAAAACTGCTGCCCGACGATCTCCAGCCCAGCAGTCACAGCCCGCGCCGGTCGCCGCAGCTATAAAGCCGGAACCGGTGTTCATTTGCGAGGACGTTGCCTCGATCGAAACGCCGATCGATCCGCTCGGCCTGCCGTTAGCGGACCTAAACCTTCGCCAATGCCGGTTCGCGGTCAACAACGCCGCCAAAGGTGAACAGCATTTGTTTTGCGGCCATCCGGTGAAAATCGGCTCCAGCTTCTGCGAGCATCATCATCGCCGTGTCTTCATGCGTCCAACGAAGGCAGGTGCAGCATGACTATTCCCCTGATTAATGCCGTCTGGCTAGAAGAGTTCATCAAATGGAATTTTGCCACGTTCGGCCCTGGGCGGCGGACGGAAGGCACAATCGATCATATCCGCAAAGAACTGATCGAGATCGAGACAAATCCAACTGATCCGAAGGAATGGGCTGACATTGTCCTGTTGGCACTTAACGGCATGGCGCGGCTCGATTTGTCGCCCGAACAGATCATCAAAATCATCGTCGCGAAACAGGCATGCAACTTCATTCGCCGGTGGCCGGATTGGAGACACGCGGACCCATTGAAGGCCGTAGAGCATATTCGGGAAGCGGACACCTTTAATCCGTTCGGGTCCGGTCCAGTTCCCATCGCGCCGAGGGAAAATTGATATGAAATCCACCGCCGCCATACACGTTGCGAAAAAGCAGCTAGACCTTGACGACGATACCTATCGCGCGATCTGCATTCGCGTCACCGGCAAGCATTCGTCTGCGGCCATGACTGAAGGCGAGCGCCTGAAGCTGATTGATGAGTTTCGTCGCCAGGGCTTCAAGCCCGCTTCAAAAGGGTCTCGAAAGCGCCTTGAAGGCAAGTTCGCCGGAAAGCTCCAAGCTCTGTGGATCGCAGGCTGGAACCTTGGGGTTTTTGATAACCCCGCCGATGAAGCTTTGCTGGCCTTCGTAAAGCGCCAGACGAAAATCGATCATGTTCGTTTTGTTCATGATTGGGCCGATGCGCGCGTAGCGATCGAGAGCATCAAGAAGTGGATCGAACGCGAAGTCGGTCCGGTCTGGCAGGAAGATATGTTCATGCAGGGCTGGAGGCGCGCAGACGGCGCGAAAGTTGCGGCAGCGCAATGGAGTGTGCTTTCTCAGCAAGGCAGACTGCCGGAGCCGGGTAGCTTCACCCGATACGTCCGGGCAGTTCTCAGCCTTGATGACCAGTTCGATTTTGAAGAGCTGAAGCCGCAGCACTGGCAACCGGTCATGAATGCGCTTGGCGCAGAGATCAGAAAAACGGCGCGGCCATGATTTTCACGATCCGCGCCACATCAGAAACGATAACAACTCGCTTGGAGAAAACCGGGCGCGTGGCGCGGTTAATTCGTGAACCCGTAGGATTTTGCGACACGTTTGACTTGCGTACAATTCGCGGTCTTTTGGGACGGCGACATGCCGTCCAGTTCGAGTTTCGCTCCAGACACCATCATATTCAATGTGCCTGCAAAGTTCAGATTGTCGGCTGGCACTTTGGCCGTAATAAATTTCTCAATCGCACCTTGATCGAACGACAGCCCGCAAGCTTCTTCTGCCGCCAGCACGCTGCCGAGCCCACTTGCGAGTTGCATCGTGGAAAGATCATCGGCATGGGCGACGACGCTGCTCGCCAAAAGTGCAAATCCAGCCAGTACCAGTCTCATAACAACCCCCTGAAATTTCCTCCAATAAAGCGCGCCGTGCGCGTTTTGGCAATGGTGAGGGCATGATGATGGTTCAGCAATCCGCGCCTCTGGTTAATCTGCCTCTGTTCATCGCGCCGGAATTGGCCGAGATCGAGCGGCTTCAGACGGAACGCAATACCCTTCAGCGGCGTATCCATGCACTCCGTCCGCACTGCCATAAGCGTGTCGAGCTGGAGGCCCGCTTGCGTCTGGTCACCGCGCAACAACTGGCGCTTTCCGCAGAGATCGGGAGGCAGCATTGAAGGATCATCGTCTCGTAGCAGAGCTGCTTGGTCTGCTTGGTGAGGACGGCCTCATCCGCCTTGCAGAAGAGCATGCAGGCATTCGCCTTTACGTTCCGTCGAATATCGATCGCTCGCAGCTTATCGATAGTGTCGGGATCGATATTGCAAACAAGCTCTCACGTCGCTATGGCGGTGATTACATAAGCGTGCCATTAGTGCGCGATCTTCGCGCGCGCCGCTATCGTGACGACGATGGCTTGTCGAATGCACAGATTGCCCGTAAGTTGGGCATCACTGAAAATGGTGTTGAGAAGCTGTTTCAGCGCTCACCGGTGAAATACCGCACCAAGAAATCTGACGACCGTCAGATCGAAATGTTTCCATCCGAATAGATACCGTCGCGCCTTCCTTCTACGGCATGATTAACAATCGCGTGCCCGCGTAAAACTGTCTTGAACCGGCCAATCACGGCCAACGGCAACAGCCAAAGAAGACAGTTTCGCGGAGGGCGTGATGTGACCGACCTTGCATCCCAGATCAATCACACGGTGCTGGCCGCGCTCGCTCCGCGCGTCGCGGTCAAAAAGATTGCACAACAGCAATCCATCATTTCATCGTTTGGGCCTTTGCTGCCGGAACTGCTCAAGCGATTTCAGGTCACGAGCGCACTTCGCATCGTTCATTTCATCGCACAACTCGCCCACGAGAGCGATGGCTTTTGCGCAATGGAAGAATACGCCAGCGGTGCCGCCTATGAAGGTCGCGCCGATCTCGGCAATACACAGCCCGGTGACGGCAAGCGCTTCAAGGGCCGTGGCCCGATCCAGTTGACCGGCCGCGCCAATTATCGCGCCTTCGCAATGTGGATACGGCAGTACCACTCTGATGCGCCGAACTTCGAGCTGAAGCCCGAACTGGTGGCGACGTGGCCATGGGCTGCATGGGCCGTCTTTTATTTCTGGTCCACTCGCAATCTCAACGACCTTGCCGACCGAGATGATCTTGTCGCCATCACCAAGCGCATCAACGGTGGCACGAATGGTTTGAGCGACCGCGCAGCATATCTTGCCAAGGCCAAGGACATCGTTGCGGAGATCAGCGCCGACGCTATCGCCTTCGAGCCGGGAGACACTGTGTTGCGTCGTGGCATGCGGGGTCTTTCCGTTGCTGATCTCCAGCGCGGCCTTCGTGCTGCTGGTTTTTACCATCTGTCGATCGACGGGATTTTTGGACCCGGAACTGAGCAAGCCGTGAAGGCCTTCCAGCGCGATCATCGTCTGGTCGCCGATGGCCTGGTCGGACCGAAGACGATGAAGAGCCTTCAGCGTTTCATGCCGGAGGATGTGACATGAGCGAGCCGATCAAGGAACCGGGCTATACTTCCAGCCGCCGCTATCTCTGGGGCAGTTTCTATCTCGCCTGGACTGTCATCATCATTCTTGTCGGCGCTGCATCTGTCGGCTCCGAACAGGCCGTTGCGATTGCTCCGATCGTGGTGCCTTCCATGGTCGCGCTGATCGTCGGCGTTCTCGGCGTCCATCGCGGCTTCGGGTCTGTCGATTATTGGGCGCAGGCAAAAACGCTATTCACCGATCGGCGGGAGGACCGGCCATGATCGCATGGTTCTCGGCATGGTTCGCCAAGTGGACCTCCCAGATTGTTGTCGCCGCCATCATATTGCTGGCGGCGGCGACCTTGGCTTTCGGTGCTGCCCGCGCGCTCCGCGATACGATCAGCGATGCGGTTGCAACCGCCGAAAAATCCCGTGATGCGTATTGGTCCCAACAGATCGCCGAGGCCAATGAAGCTGCAGCGAAGAACATCATTGAGCAGATGAAAGCCTCCCAGGCTGCGCAGGAAAAGGCGCAGGCCGAAATCTACCGTCTTAACAACAAGGTCTTTGAACTGGAGGATGCCAATGCGGCACTTTCTGACACTCCTGGCAGTGGCATCGATGTCGATCGCTCACGGCTGCTCAACAACCAGTTCCTCGGGGGTAAAGCCAATCCTCCGTACTGAGTTCGTCAGGGGCCAAGTGCCGTCTGAAGCGCGCAAGCCATGCGATCCGCCTGTCACTCTGCCTGATCGCGCGCTGTCGGCGAAAGAGCTGACGCCACTTTGGGGCAAGGATCGCGCCGCACTCGCCGTCTGCGAACAACGGCGCGGCGCGGCCATTGCTGCCATCGATGCGGTGCCAGTGCCAGCGGAGCGGCCGAAGTGATGGAAGCGGGCAACAAGGCACATGAGCTGGCCGATCTGCGCGCCGAGCAAGAGCGGGACGCGGGAATAGCTGCCGCGTCAGCTGCATTGATTGGAGACGGATCAGACATCTGCGTCCGCTGCGGTGAAGAGATCGAGCCGGAGCGGCTTGCAGCCCTGCCATCGGCGCGCCGGTGTGTGGACTGTCAGAGCAAACTTGAACGCGAGCAGTCCAGGGGGCGTCGTTAATGCTGGAGAATATCTCACTCGCCCAGATCGGGCAGCTCATCAATTTCTTGCTGGCGGCTGCGGCCTTCCTCGGTGTGGTCAGCGGCTACATCGGTAAGGGCGCGAAGGAGATATCGGCCAAGGTTTCGGATCATGAACACCGACTGTCAAAGGTCGAGAATGATTTGTCACACATGCCGAACACTGAAACCGTCCATCAGCTCCAGCTCGCGATCACCGAGATCAAGGGCCAGATGGGCATCATGGCGAAGTCGTCGGAGGCAACCGAACGGACGACGCGCCGTGTTGAAGAATTTTTGATGCAGAAAGGACGTTAGGAATGACGGCGGGTTACAAGGATTTTGTCGATCAGAATGTACGCCTCATCATCCTGAAGGCGCTCGCGATGGAGACGAATGCCAGTCTGAACGACAGCCTGCTTGAACGCGAGCTGGAGGTCTTCGGCTACAAACGCACCCGCGAATATCTGCGCAATCAGATGCGCTGGCTTGAAACAGAAGCTGGCGCTGTACGCATCAGTGCCGCAGGCACAGCCCTTATCGCCACATTGACCAGGACAGGCCGCGATCACGTTGAACGCCGGATCGTCCTCGAAGGCATCCAGCGACCGGGCGACGTGGAGTGATGAGCCATGACAGAAGATAGGCGCGGCCGTTCCAGGCTGGACAGTCTGGAGTTGCTACCAGAGGATGCCCAGGACGATGTGGTCTGGGCAATCAGTCAGTTGAATGAACGCCGCCGCAGTCAGGCGGACATTCTTTTTGAGCTGAACGATCGTCTGGAAGTCAAGGGCATCGGACCGATATCGAAGTCGGCTTTTAACCGTAAAGCGATGCGCCTGTCCCGCCGCGCCTCTCAGTTGGAGGAACGACGTTACATCTATGCTGGCATTGCGGAGAAGCTCACGCCCGAGGAAATCAGCAAGTCCGATATCGTCCTTGGCGAATTTCTTAAAACGCTCATTGATGAACTGCTCGATGGCGATGGCCTCAATTCCAAGAATGCCATGGAACTGGCGCGCGCTTACAAGGAAACCGTGGTTGCCCAACGCCATTCTGCTGAGCATCGCCGCAAGGCCGAAGAGGAAGCCAATGCCAAACTGGCGAAGGCTGTCGGAGATGCGACCGACGCCGTCGAGAAAGCAGGCCGCAAGGTGGATGGCGAAGAAATCTTGCGCATGATCCGCGAAGCCTACGGGACATCCTGATGACACAGCCTTTGCTTTACGGTTATCAGCGCCGCTGGCTCACAGATAAAAGCCGCTTTAAAATTGGCAAGTTTGCACGCCAAACCGGCAAGACGTTCACCACAACACTTGAATGTGTTGATGACAGTTTTGAGCACGCGGTAAAGAGCCAGCGTACACGGTGGGTGATTTTGAGCCGTGGTGAACGTCAAGCCCGTGAAGCCATGTTGGAAGGAATATACCCTCACGCCAAGGCTTACGGCATGGCATTTGACGCCAGCGAGTTTGATTGGAAGGGTGACACCGGCAGCTACAAGGCGCTGGAAGTGACATTACCGCATGGCACCCGTATCACGGCTCTGCCAGCAAATCCCGACACAGCGCGCGGATTCTCTGCCAACGTTTTTCTGGATGAGTTCGCCTTCCACAAAGATAGTAACGCGATCTGGAAGGCGCTCTTTCCGGTCATTTCCGCCAACTGGAAACTGCGTGTCACGTCGACACCGAATGGCAAGAGCGGGAAATTCTTTGAGCTGGACACCGCCAATGACGATACCTGGTCACGGCATGTTGTCGATATCTATCAGGCGGTCAGGGACGGCTTGCCGCGCAACATCGAGGAGCTGCGCGCCGGTATTGCCGACGAAGATGCCTGGGCGCAGGAATATGAGCTGCAGTATCTCGATGAGGCGAGCGCCTGGCTATCATACGAATTGATCTCATCGGTCGAAGACGACAATGCAGGAAGCCCGGAAGGATATCAGGGCAACGCCTGCTATGTCGGGCGCGATATCGGCCGACGCAACGACCTTCATGTGATCTGGGTATGGGAAGAGATCGGCGATGTCTTGTGGTGTCGCGAAATCATCGAGCAGAAGCGCGCCACCTTTGCCGACATGGATGCTGCCTTTGATGACGTGATGATGCGTTATCGTGTGGCGCGTGCCTGTATCGACCAGACTGGCATGGGCGAAAAAGTGGTCGAGGACGCGCAGCGCCGCTACGGTCGTCGTGTCGAGGGCGTCCTGTTTAGCACCGGCAGCAAGCTGATCATGGCGAATGGCGGCAAGGAGCGTTTCGAGGACCGTACCGTTCGCATTCCGATGGGCAATGTTCCGCTTCGCTCCGATTTGCACAAACTGCGCAAGGTCACATCTCCGACCGGCGCGCCGCGATTTGTTGCCGAGCGAGACGACGATCACGCCGACCGGACATGGGCTGCGTTCCTTGGCATCCATGCCGCCAGTACGCCGCATATGGCATACGGGTACGAAACACGCCGCAATGTGCCGTCCGATGGCCGCAGCCGATCCGATGATCGCGAGCGTTCGATTAATCCACAATTGAGAGGTTCGCTCTGATGGCACAGTTGGTCGATCAGTATGGCAATCCGCTGAAGCGGCAGGAAGTCACCAGACCTTATGCCGGGCCGACAACCGGCGGCGTTCGTCCCGTCATCTCCGGTCATCCGGCCGAGGGGCTTAACCCGCGTCGTCTTTCAGCCATTCATCGCGCAGCTGCTGAAGGTGATCCGCTCTCCTATCTGGAGCTTGCAGAGGACATCGAGGAGCGCGACCTTCATTATTTCGGGGTGATGTCCACCCGCAAGCGTTCCGTGGCACAGCTCCCGATTACAGTGAAGCCAGCCAGTGACGCGGCCGATCACAAGAAACACGCCGAGTTCGTGCAGTCGTGGATCAATGATGATGTGCTGCGGGCATGTCTGTTCGATATGCTTGACGCAATCGGCAAGGGATTCTCCGTAATGGAGATCGATTGGCAAACCCGGCTTAGCCGGTGGGAACCGCGCGAGATTACATACAGGCCGCAGCGTTGGTTTACATTTGCCCGCGCAGACGGTGAAACGGTTGTGCTTCGCGACGATCCGGCTGAAGAACCGTTACCGGCTCACAAGTTTATCATCCACCGTCACCCGTCAAAATCGGGGCTGACGATCCGTTCCGGCATTGCTCGCGTCGCCTCCTGGGCATGGATGTATAAGAGCTTCACACTGAAGGACTGGGCGATCTTCGTCCAGAACTTCGGCATGCCGATCCGCATCGGCCGTTACGAAGGTGACGCCAAGGAAGAGGACAAGGATGTCCTGTGGCGCGCTGTGACGCAGATTGCTGGCGATATGGCTGCGATCATGCCCGACAGCATGAAGATCGAGTTTCAGGAAGTGGCTGCGAAGGGCACTTCAATCGACCTTTACGAGCGTCGGGCCGACTGGATGGACCGGCAGGTATCGAAAGCCGTTCTTGGTCAGACGACCACGACTGACGCTGTCGGCGGGGGACATGCGGTTGCTCGTGAGCATCGTCTTGTCCAGGAGGATATTGAGCGCGCGGACGCAATGATGATCACCGCGACCATCATTCGCCAGCTTATTCCAAACCTGATCGCCATGAATTTCGGGCCGCAGGATCATTATCCGATCGTCCGTATCGGGCGTCCGGACGAAGTGATGTTGAAGGAGTTTGCCGAAGCCTTCGACAAGTTTGCCAAACACGGTCTCACGGTTGGCGCATCTTATATCCGCGAACGCCTCGGCGCTCCGGCTCCAGTAGAAGGAGAAGAGGTTATCGGTGGGCGTCAGCCTTCCATGATGGATCGCTTGTTTGAATCGGACGGGCATGCGCCTGAGCTTAACTCGGTTCGCAAGATGCTGAACGCTCGCGAAACGAAATCGCCGACTGAAGATATTATCGGGAAGCTAACTGACCGGCTTCAGGATGATGCGGCGGGAGCACTTGCGGGCCTTACCGAAGAAATCCGCACGGCGCTGATGTCGGCGGAAACGATTGCCGACGCAGCCGACCAGCTCGCCCGGATGAAACTTTCACCGGATGAGCTTTCACAAGCCATGGCACGCGGAATGGCTTTGGCGCATCTCGCCGGACAGGCCGCTTTGATCGATGACATTGCCGGACGCAAATAAACCGCCACAGACGCGCATCAGCTTCTTTTGTGAAGCGATCCCGCAAAAAATCCGGAATGCGCGTCTATGGCCTTCAAATGGCCTTCAAATTTGATGGTTCGGGAGCTTCCACGATGACAGATACGATATCGGCCCTCGATCTGCCCTTTGATGAAGCGATCCGCTTCTTATCCGGCAAGGCCAACGTCAAGACGCAAGTCTGGACCGATGTTTATGCAGCGGCTCATTCGAGAGCTTTCATGGTTGCCGGAGCTGCCACGGATGCGCTGCTCGATGACTTCCGTCGCGAGATCCAAAGAGCGCTTGAAGAAGGCACCACAATCGAGGAGTTCCGCCAGTCATTTGATGCAATCGTGGAAAAACATGGTTGGGATTATCGCGGCAAACGGAACTGGCGCACCCGCATCATCTTCGATACCAATCTGCGCACGGCCTATGCAGCCGGTCGGTATGCCAAGCTCACGGAACCCGAGACGCTCGAAGCCTTTCCGTATTGGCAATACAACCATTCCGGTTCGCTTCATCCGCGCAAGGAACATTTGTCCTGGGACGGCATGGTGTGGCGCGCCGACGATCCCTTCTGGATCACGAACTATCCGCCGAACGGCTGGCGCTGCGGTTGTTTTGTTACGCCGGTTTCCGAAGGTGGGTTGCGCCGTCAGGGCAAGGCTGGCCCTGATCCTTCACCCGATCTCGTCTTTCGCGCCGAGGAAGTCGGCGGGCGCACTGTTCGCGTTCCCCAGGGCGTCGATCCGGGCTTTGAATATAATCCCGGCATGAGCTGGCTCGATGGAGAGGCAGAATGAGCGGCGTTTCCATCAATGTCCAGATCGAGGACAAGGCGGTCCACCAAGCCTTCACCCGGCTGATTACCGTGATGGGCGACACAACGCCGATCATGAGCGCCATAGGCTCCGGCCTTGTCGGCTCGACACATCGTCGGTTCGTTTCGCAGAAATCGCCCGATGGCGTTGCCTGGAAGGCTTTGAACTCCGAATACAAGAAAACCAAGCGCAATAGTCGTATCCTGACGGAAAGCGGCCGTCTGCGCGACAGCATCAATCATCGTGCAGGCCGTGACCAGGTGACGGTCGGAACCAATACGCCTTATGCCGCCGTTCACCAGCTCGGCGCGACCATCAAGCCGAAAAGTGCTTCACATCTTGTTTTTCGTCTGGCATCTGGCATTGTGCTGGCAAAGTCGGTTACGATACCGGCGCGTCCTTATCTCGGTATTTCCGATGATGACCAGGTCATGATTTCCGAGACCGTTTTCAGCGCACTTCAACGCCGCATTTAAAGCTCTTTCATAGGTGCCCGCGGTCGCGGGCATGATATGCTTTTGCCGAACGTGGTTTTCTCACGTTCATGAAAAAGCGTCTGACCTCCCTTATGATGAACCTTCCGGCCGTCGATGACGTGTCGGTAACCGCTGTGCCGGAATGGGTGCACTTGATGCCTGCTGGCACCTTCAGCGGGGCAGACGGTCGCGGCCCTTACGTTGCCGGTGATCTCCAGCAGATCGTAGCGCAGTTCCGCAATGCTGGCCGCAAGCTTCCGATCGACATCAATCATTCCACAGACAAGCTTGGAACGCAGGGCTTCGAAAGCCCGGCCCTTGGCTGGATCGTGGACATGGAAGCCCGCGAGGACGGCATCTGGGGCAAGGTTGAATGGAACGCTCGCGGCAATGCAGCAGTCAGTGGCCGCGAATATGGCTACCTGTCGCCAGCGCTCTTCGTGACCGAGGGCAAGCCGCACCGTGTTCTTGAGATCGGTCGGGCCTCGCTCACCAACGATCCGAACCTCAAGCTCAATTCCCTCCATACAGCCAACCTAACCGGAGAACCGGACATGGAAGAAGAACTGCGGAAGGCGCTTGGCCTTCCAGAAGACGCCGACGCGGCTGCGATCCTCGCCGCCGTCACGGAAAAGACCTTGCATTCGGCAACGCTTGCGAAGGTCGTGGAAACTGCCGGTGTCAATATCGATGCCTCCGGCGACCAGATCGTCACCTCGCTTCAGTCCCGCCAGTCGGGAGACGACGATGCCGAGAAGGTCGAGTTGCGCAAGACGGTCACGGACCTTCAGTCGAAGGTTACCACCCTGACAAACGGGGCGGCGCGCGACAAGGCGGAAGCGGTTGTCAATCGCGCTGTCGAAGATGGCAAAGTGGTCCCGGCGCTCCGCGAGCATTTCATCAGCCGTCACATGAAGAATGCGCAGGAAGTCGAGGACGAGATCAAGCTTCTCCCTTCGCTGCATTCGGCAACGCTGCGCAACTACAAACTGCAGGAAAGTGGCGATCCGGCGCTGTCTCCCGAAGATCAGCAGATTTGCGAGCTGATGGGCATTGATCCCGCCGAGTTCGCAAAGACCAAGAAGTTCCACAAGGAGTTGTTCTGATGGCCGCTACTCGCGATCTCGAAATCCCGAGCCGCGACGGTACCCGGTTCGGCTATCCGGTCAAGGCGGGCATCCGCTTTTTCGGACGGGCAATCGTCGCCGTCACCGCTGCCGGTCTGGCAGTACCCGCAGCCCATGCCGATGCTATTGCGATCGTTGGTCTGGCGGAATTCCATGTCGATAACCGCGATGGCGCTGACGGCGATCTGACCGTTACTGCCATTCGCGACACGCGCGGTTTCGAATTTGAGGCCACTTTCGCCGACATCGGCAAGCCGGTCTACGCCACCGATGATGCAACTCTCACGCTCGACGCTACGGGCGGCAAGCTGAAGGTCGGCACCATTGCCGGTCTCGGTGACGGCCGCACGTGGGTTTCTGTCGGCGCATAAGGAAAAACGACCCATGGATATCACTCCATCCACAATGCGCGGCCTCTATACGGCCATTTCGACAGCGTTCAACGCACAGCTTGGTTCCACGACGACACATTATCAGACCGTCGCCATGACCGTTCCATCGACGACAGCGGCAAACGAATATCCGCGTATGGACGATCTGCCGGGAATTCGTGAATGGATCGGCGACCGCATCGTTCACGACCTGTCGATGCAAACCTACACGATCCGCAACAAGGAATTTGAAGGCACGATCGGCGTTCGCATCTCCCAGGTGGAAGACGATCAGTTGGGCTTCCTCTCATCCATGGCGGCGCAGCTCGGCCAGAATGCCGCGCAGTTCCCGGATCAGCTGGTTTTCCCGCTCCTGAAGAACGGCGAAACGACCAAGTGCTATGACGGCCAGAACTTTTTCGACACCGATCATCCCGGCTACGATGAAGACGGCAAGGAAACTTCGGTCTCCAACTTCGCTGCCGGTTCGTCTCCGGCCTGGTACTTGGTCGATGACAGTCAGGTCATCAAGCCGATCATCTATCAGAGCC